CAAGAGCAGATTTTAATCCTAACAAAAAAGATAAAGCTAATATGCCATTTGAATCTGTGTATATTGAATTTAAAAATGGTAATGAATTATCTGTATCTGGATTTAGAGAGTTTCCTTTTGTTGTACCAAGATATTTAAAAGCATCAAATGAAATTTATGGAAGATCACCTGCAATGACAGCATTGCCAGATGTCAAGATGTTAAATGAAATGTCAAAGACAACTATTAAAGCTGCACAGAAACAAGTAGACCCACCACTATTAGTTCCTGATGATGGATTTTTATTACCAGTTAGAACTGTACCAGGTGGATTAAATTTTTATAGATCAGGTACAAGAGATAGAATTGAACCATTAAACATTGGTGCAAACAATCCACTAGGTTTAAATATGGAAGAGCAAAGAAGAGATAGTATTAGAGCTGTGTTCTATGTAAATCAATTAATGATGCAACAAGGTCCACAAATGACAGCAACAGAAGTCATACAAAGAAACGAAGAGAAGATGAGATTACTAGGACCTGTATTAGGTAGATTACAATCTGAATTATTAAAACCATTAATTGATAGAGTGTTTGCAATATTACTTCGTAACAATATGTTACCACCAGCTCCAGAGTTTTTATCAGGTAGAGATATAGAAATAGAATATGTTTCTCCACTTGCTAAAGCACAAAAATCTACAGAGCTACAATCCATTATAAGAACAGTAGAAATATTAGGATCACTTGCAAATGTAGCACCAGTATTTGATTATATTAATTTTGATAACCTTGTAAAACACTTGGCAGACATTGTTGGTGTGCCACAAAAAATATTAAAATCACAAAGTGAAGTAAATGCAGAAAGACAACAAGCACAACAACAACAACAAGAAATGCAACAGATGCAACAACTACAACAAGTTGCTAAAGCAGGAGGAGATGTAGCACCACTAGCAAAAGCATTGCCAGACGAAGCAAGAGCTGTAGCAAATGCTGATGTGGAATAGTATGGAAGAAAATAAACAATTAGAAAAATTAATAACAAAATTAAAAACAAATTATAAATACATATTCAATACAGACGAAGGCAAAGAAGTCTTAGCTGATCTTGAAAAAAGATGTCATTATCATTCTACCACTAATGTAAAAGGTGATAGTCATGAGAGTGCATACATGGAAGGACAACGCAGCGTTCTTCTATTTATTAAATCAATGCTGCAAAAGGAAAATGAAAAAGGTAAATAACTATGTCAAGCGAACAGATAACACAGGAAACTGTGCCTGTAGAACAAAAGACAACTACAGAAACAGAGACACCTACACCAACTGCCACACAAGTTGCAGTTAAAGGAGCAGATACTCCTGCACCACAAACAACACAAACAACAACTCAATCAACTTGGAAAGATTCTATAAGTGAACAATATAGAAACGATCCAAATATTGAAAAGTTTACTGAAGCAGATGCTTTAGCAAAATCTTATATCAATGCAGTCAAAATGATTGGTCAAGATAAACTTGTTATCCCAACTAATAATTCTACAGAAGAACATTGGGATGAGGTTTATACTAAACTTGGTAGACCAGAATCTGCTGATAAATATTCTTTAGATGCAAAATCTGAAGTAGTAAATTTAGATGAAAATGCAATAAAACAATTTGCAGAGCAATCACATAAGCTAGGTTTAAATAATAAACAAGCTCAAGGTATCTTAGAGTTTTATAAAAATAATATGGAAGGTACTGCACAACAATCAAAGATTGATACTGAAACTGCTCAAGCTCAAGCTGAACAACAGTTAAGACAAGAGTGGGGTAGAGACTTTGAAGGTAAAGTTAAACAAGCTGGTGCATTAGCAAAAGCTAATATTAATCCAGAAGTTTTAGATATGACTTTATCAAATGGTACAAGACTTGGAGATCATCCAGAGATTATAAAAGGTTTTGCAAAGATAGCAGGTATGATGCAAGAAGATAAAATTGTTGCAACAGAAAGCGAAAATGCACAATCGGTTAGTAATATTGAAGAAGAAATATCTTCTATTGTTAATGATAGAAGTAATCCATACTGGAATAAAGGTCATCCAGATCACGATAAAATGGTACAACAAGTCTATACATTAAGAGAAATGTTAAATGCCAAGTAACAATCTAAACGATAAAGAAATTAGATTAGAAATATTGCGGTTGATTAAGGAGACAGGTTCTGAACAACAGAAAAATAATCCCTTGCCAACCGCAGATATTTATTATAAGTGGATAAATGGTAAGACAATTCGAAAGAACCTTATTGACAAAAAGGAATAGACTCTAGTCTAAAAGACTTAAAATCCAAGAGATGCCTACTATTATTTAGTGGAGAACCTTTCTGATTATTTTAACTAACAATAATATGGAGAGACAAATATGTCATCAAATATAACTACAGCTTTTGTACAGCAGTATTCTGCTAATGTACAAATGCTATCTCAACAAATGGGATCGTTATTAAGAGACAAAGTCAGAGTTGAATCTGTGGTTGGAAAAAATGCTTTTTTTGACCAAGTTGGCTCAGTAACTGCTGTTGAAAAAACTAGCAGACATTCAGACACTCCACAAATAGACACACCTCATGCGAGAAGAAGAGTGTCTCTTGCGGATTATGAATTTGCTGATTTAATAGATCAACAAGACAAAGTTAGACTCTTAATAGATCCAACTTCATCTTATGCTCAAGCTGCTGCTATGGCAATGGGAAGAGCAATAGATGATGTGATCATAACTGCTGCACTTGGTACTGCGTACACAGGTGAAACAGGATCAACAAGTACATCAGCACAATCAGCTATAGCTCATGGCTCTACTGGTTTAACGATTGCTAAATTAAGAACTGCAAAACAGACTTTTGATTTAGGTGATGTAGATCCTTCAATTCCTAGACACATAATCGTGTCTCCGAAGCAGATCACTGATCTTTTAGGAACAACTGAGGTTACAAGTTCTGACTTCAACACTGTCAAAGCATTGGCAAATGGTGAAGTAAACTCGTTCCTTGGTTTTAATTTCATTGTATCAAACAGACTTTCATTATCTAGCACAACTAGATCATGTATAGCTTTTGCACAAGATGGAATCGCTTTAGGTATTGGCAAAGATGTTAATGCTCGTATAGACGAAAGAAGTGATAAATCTTATGCTACTCAAGTGTACTACTGCATGAGCATTGGTGCAACTCGTATGGAAGAAGCTAAAGTTCTTGAAGTACAATGTACAGAATCATAATAGTAATAGGAGGATATAATTATGACAACTAAAAATACAGACCTGGTATCAAACTTCGAAGCGACTCCACCAGTTCTTAATAATGCTGCTGAATTAGCAGGTGTTGTTAGAACTGCACATGGATCGGTAGAACTTGCTGCTGGTGATAGTACAGATAACGACATTGTTATGTTAGCACCTATTCCTAGTAATGCTGCTGTGCCACAATTATTTATTGGCTCAGACACATTCGGTGGTTCGTGTACATTCAATGTTGGTATATACAAAACTGATGGTACAGTTAAAGACGAAGATGCTTTTGCTACTTCAGTAGCTGATGCTGCTGGAATGACAGATGTTCGTTTTGAAGCTGCTGACTTGAACACTGGTTCTCAAAAACTTTGGGAATTAGCTGGTGATAGTACAGATCCTGGTGGATATTACTATATTGCGATTACTTTTGACGCAACTGGTGGTACTGCTGGAACATTAAACTGGAACATTAATTATGTAGTTAATTAATAACTAGATATTAGGTGGGGAGTAATCCCCACCTTTTTATGAAAAAGATTCAAGATTTAAAAACTGTACTACATTTTAAAAAAAATAATTATGTGTACAGATATGTTTTGGTAGACAGATTTAAACATACTTCTAAGTATCATTATGGATTTGATGCCAAAGAAGAGAGAACAGAAGAAGAAATTTTTGCTTTAGAAAAAGATAGACATATAAGGCGAAAATATATAATAAGGAAATAGTATGGCATCAGTAGTAGACATTTGTAATGGAGCATTAAATCAACTAGGTGCAACAACTATCCTTTCATTAACAGAAGATTCAAAAAATGCTAGACTTTGCAACTCAAGATATACTCAAGTAAGAGATGCAGTATTCAGATCACATCCTTGGAACTGCTTACAAAAAAGAGTTGAACTAGCAGCAGACACTACAGCTCCTGCATGGGGTTTTAGTTATGCTTATACATTACCAGCAGATTGTTTAAGGTTGCTTAGAATATTAGATTATGATTCAAACTACAAAGTAGAAGGTAGAAAGATATTAAGTAATACATCAAGTATGAAAATATTATACATTGGAAGAATAACAGATCCCAATGAATATGATGAATCATTAAGAGAAACTTTATCTGCTGCTTTAGGTGCAGACATTGCTTTTGCAGTTACATCAAATAATCAAACAGCTTCTAATATGTACAATTTATTTCAAGATAAATTAAAAGATGCTAGATTTATAGATTCAACTGAAGGTCAAAATATAGATCAAGACCTAGGTATGTCAGATCAAATAGATGCAGGTACATTTATAAACTCAAGGTTTTAATAAATGGCTAGGGTAGCTGTAGAACTAACAAACTTTACTGGTGGCGAACTATCACCAAGATTAGATGGAAGAACTGATCTAACTAAATACGCATCAGGTTGCTCAACTTTAGAAAATTTAGTGGTATATCCACATGGGTCAGCAGCTCGTAGACCAGGATCTACATTCGTAGCAGAGGTAGCTGATAGCGATAACAAAACAAGATTAATTCCTTTTGAATTTTCAACAACACAAACTTATATGCTTGAGTTCTCAAACTTAAAAATGAGAGTGTATAAAGATAGTGGTGCTGTGTTAGAAGGAGACAAAACTATATCTGGAATTACTGCTGCGAATCCTGCTGTCGTAACTGCTACATCACATGGTTATGAAAATGGTGATGAAGTATTGATTAGTGGTGTTTCTGGTATGACACAAGTTAATGGTAAAAGATTTTTAGTTGCAGACAAAACAACAAACACATTTGAACTACAAGATAAAGATGGAGTTGATATAAATAGTTCTGCATTTACTGCTTATAGTTCTGGTGGTGTAGCTAATAAAGTTTTTGAAATAACAACACCTTATACTACTGCACAACTTTTTGATTTAAAATTTGCACAGAGTGCTGATGTTATGTACATCACTCATCCTGCACATGAAGTAGAAAAACTATCTCGTACTGCTCATACTACTTGGACATTAACAGATGTAGATTTTACTAAAGGACCAATGCAAGATGCCAACACAACTGACACAACTTTAAATCCAGGTCAATCAGCAGTAGGTACAGGTATAGCTTTAGTTGCTTCTGCGGTTACCGGTATTAATGGTGGATCAGGTTTTCAATCAACAGATGTTGGAAGATTTGTTTATTTAAGTGCAGGTTATGCAAAGATAACTGGAGTAACAGATACAACTAATGCAACCATTACAATTATTACAGCTTTAGATAGTGCTAGTGCTACAGCTAACTGGCAACTAGGAGCTTTCTCTGACACTACAGGTCATCCTTCTTGCGTAACTTTTTTTGAACAAAGATTAGTTTTTGCAGGAACAACTGATCAACCACAAACAATATTCTTTTCAAAGTCTGGTGATTACGAAAACATGGATGCAAACATTGGTGGTACTATAGCTGATGATGATGCAATCATTTATACAATCGCATCTAACCAAGTTAATGCTATTAGATTTATGACAGCAACTAGAACTTTAATTATTGGTACAGCAGGTGGTGAGTTTACTGTATCAGGAGGTGGTACTGATAGTGCTGTTACACCTACAAACATATTAATTAAAAAACAATCTAACCATGGTGCAGCTAATGTAGATGCTATAGCTGTAGGTAATGCAACATTATTTTTACAAAGAGCAAAAAGAAAAATTAGAGAACTAGCATATAACTTTGATGTAGATGGTTACATTGCACCTGATATGACTATCCTTGCTGAACACATTAGTGAAGGTGGTTTAACACAGATTGCATATCAACAAGAACCAAATCAAATTGTTTATGGAGTTAGAGGTGATGGTGAGTTGGTAGGATTAACTTATCAAAGAGAACAACAAGTAACTGCTTGGCACAGACATATTTTTGGTGGTAGATTTGGTAATGCAACAATTACAGTTACTGATTATGCAAACATAGCAAATGGTACAAGAATAGTTTTAACAAAAGCAGATGGCACAACTACAACTTTTACTTCTGCTACATCTTCTACAACTGGTAAGTTTCATACAACAACAAGTAACAACCAAAGTGCAACAAATTTAAAAACATTAATAGATGCTGACTCTGATTTTACAGCAACAGTTAGTAGTAATGTAGTTACGATTACAGAAACATCACCATTG